AGCCAAATTGAGAGACTGAACTTGGAATTCTACGGTAAACTCTTCTATAGTATCACCTGTATCGTAAGATAAGTCAATAGCTGACACACTTGTTGGAAATATATCAACAAATTCGTACTCTTTTAGTACTACATTTTCAGCTCCACTGCTATTCTCACTTGCTTTAACTGATCCTCTACCAAGTTGGAATACCTTGGCATTGGTCATATAAGACTCAGGGTTAGTTGCACCAATATTGGTGCTTAGATCAGCAATTTGCTGTGTCCAATTTTCAAAAGCATTTCTTAATATGAAATCCTCATCATTAATAACTGTTACAGTCCAAGGGTCAATTGTTCTGTCTCCAGCAACTTTGAATATCCGTCCTCTGAATGGAACATCAATAGATGCTATAGTTTGAGGGGGCAACTGCGCTCCCTTGCATAAAAATCTGAATCCGTCTGCATCCCAACCTGTCACTGCATCAGGTAGAGTAGTTAACTCTACCTCGAACAGATTGGGTCTTGCACCACCACCAAGAAGTGCTGATTTAAAATCAGATATGCTTTTATTTGGTCTGGTTGTAGCCATTGATTAAATCCTCCTGTTTGTTATTTAGAGATGAAAGTTAAACTCGACCTGCTACTTCTTCAAAGCTGATACCAGTTCTGGTAGCAACGAAGGTTAGAGTTATGTAATTAATTGACTTGGCAGGCTTCAGGAAGATGTCTGCTCTGAACTCATTATTATCAATGACATCAGGTGTGTTATTTGTAGTATCACAAACAACAAGGAATCCATAAAGTCCTCTCTTAGCCTGAATATCACGTAAGTAAGGTTCCACAATATTGCGGAAGTTTGCTCTTGTTAACTCATCGTTGAGTTCAAAGAGTTGAGCCTGTGCTGCTCTTTCAAGTGCTTGCTCAATTGTAAGGAACAAACGACGAACGTTAATGCGATCAAATGCTGATGCATATCCAAGAGCAGTTTTATCACCAAAGAGAAGTGTTCCAATACCAGGTGTGGTAATGAATGAGTTAATTCTCTGTGGATATAACTTATCTCTCTGTGCTTTAGATGGGTTATATGCAAGTTTAACTGCATTGTTAATAACACCTCTTGCTTGTCCTGCTGGTGAGAACCAAGGATAAGCAACAAGATTTGTACGACACATTAAACCAGCAACGTCTCCATTGCATGGAACATAACGGAATTTATTATTAAATCTATCATACATGTACTTGTATCCACTATCAAATACACCATAAGATGATGATGAAAGTGGACTAAAGAAGTTAATCACATTAGTGGTTTGAGTATCAGTATTAGTGATGTTAACCACGTTTGCTCTATGTGGACTGATTGTTGTCATACAATCCATTCTTTCTCCAGCAAGTGATAACAATTGATTTGCTTTTGCTTGAGAATCAACCTCTGTTGCACAACCTGGACCCATTATTAAGTAATCAACTTCAATTTCATCCTTATTGCTAAACAATCTATAGGATGTCATTAGATCGGCTAGTGTAGCCTTCATTCCACCTTTAATTTCACCAGATGGAATTGAACCGTAGTCTTGACCACCAGATAATTCATATGAAATATTACCTAGAACACTATATGTAACACCTTGTGCATCCTGACCCCATAGACCGTCTCCAGTTGTAACAGGAGTGCATGATGTAGAGAATCCAGAAGCTAATGGTGTAGTACTCCATTGAGAGTCTTTAGCATTAGATGGGTTAATACCTGCATATACATTCTCAGAGTAAACTGCAAGATAATCTTTATAGTATGTCTTATCTGGAGGATTGACCGCAGAAACTGTGTCTTTTGCCTTAGATAGGTTTACAAACTTCTCAATAATATTTCCTTTGATTCCAGTTACTCTACCTGTATCATCAACAACAACGACGTGCATTTGGTCGTTTTTACCCTTCCTCTCACTAACAAAATTACTAGTGGTTGGTTTAGGTGCTATGGTCTTCCAATAGGTTGTAGAATTAACTAATCCTAATGTTTGCTCATCATACCAGTCTTTAATAGATTCTGGAGTATATGCTGCAGTAGCAGAGTGTCCTGTAGTAACTCCTGAATTATTCAAGAATTGAACAGAAGATGATGTTGTATATGCTGCTATGCTATTTCCTTCTGCATAATCTATTGGGAAGTAAGATGTTATACCACCAACTGCAGATATTCTATCAGTAATCTTAACATTAACGGTTGACTTAGAATCAACAGTGTCTGTGCTTACACCAGTAATGATTCCTTTAAGGAATCCAGTAAATGAACCTGTAGTTCCAATTCCTGGAATAATTGCTCCGTCTATATTAGCAGTAACAGCATATCCAACAGTAGCACCAGCAAGTGCTAAGTTATTAGTACTAATACCAATTATCTGGTCTGCTGCATCATCAATCTGACAAACCCTAAGAGTATTTGACCAAGTTCCTGGGTTTTTTGCAGCATAGTTAAATGTTGCATCACTTTGATGATTGTTTAGATAATCATCATAGTTGTAAATTTTAAGAACAGAAGTAGAAGCAACACCAACACCTGCGTTTGCGTTGTTCAGGTTATCACCTGCAGTTCTAACTACTTTAAGAACACCACCATATGAAAGGAATGATGATGCTGACATCCAGTATTCGTATTGTGAGTCAGTTCCTATTGGTTTACCAAAAGTATTAACTAAATCTTCTTCAGTAGTAATGTCGATTGCTTCATCGACAGGTCCAATTTCAAACGGTCCAGCAATTGCACCGATATTGTCTAATACATTCTCAGCTCTTCCTACTGTTAAATCAACCTCCCTTACCAGTACTCCAGGAGATAATTGAGGAGTGGCCATGTTGTCTTTCTCCGAGTCTCAGTTTATCTTCAAATATTTATTCAAAAGTCTATTTTCAGCGGGGAAACATGGAGTGAACACTACCAATCTGGATATGACCAGTCACTGAATGGTTTCTTTTTTCTTCTATCTACAATTCTTCTTATGGTACAAATCTTACATTCATAAGAATAAGATGATGGAACTGCTCCTCTACTTTTTCTAGTTCTGTAAAAACCATCTACAAGATTTTTTATCTCTCCACAAGTTCTACATTTTCTATCTACAAGCAACAGATGTCCTAATTTAAGTTGCTTGTCAAATTCCATTACCGATAGTCCCACATATAAGATTTGTCTCCGTATTCATCCACATTCCAATTAGTAGATGTATCCATAGACCCATTATCTATAAACCATCTATCACCCTCTTTATCAACAAATTGATCTTCATCTGTTCCATCTACAATAAAACCAAATGGAGCCATGTCTTGCTCTAACTGGTTTTTTTGTTCCTCATATAATCTCTTTCTTACATCCTGATCTGTAAGTTCTTTAAAATAATCTGTTTGAACTAACCAACCAAATATAACCAAGCACATAGCAAGGTCATCATTACATCCCTCTTCTGCCTCAAATGAATTACTCTTCTGAATAAAAGTTGTTAGTTCGGATATAATTTCATAATCTTTAAATATTAATTTATCTGCTTCAATAAGAGTTTTTAAATTGAGAGAACCAACCTTCTTAACTGTCTTGGACATCTTAACTCCAAGTTGAGTCTTTTTGCCAGAGAACCCTTGACCTACAACTTGACCTGCTCTACCTCTCATAGAACACATAAGAAGATTATCATATTCAAGATCAAAGTTTAGAATAGATGCTACCTGATCACCAATATCATTTACCTCACACATAATAAATGCGTCATTATAATTTTTTGCTACCTCCCATATAACATTAGGAAATAGCATAGGTTTAATTTCATTATTTCTATACTTACCTACAACCTTATGAGGAAACTCTGTAATATCTACAACAACAAAAGCAGAGTAGTCTTCACTCACTCCTCTTGCTACGTCAACAGTCATTACATAATTATGATCTTTTATAGGTTGTTCGTAGCAATCATATCCTGCTTTTCTTATAAGAGGAGCTTCATAAACAAATGCTCTAAGTTTAGATGGTGCGATAAGAGTATCAACAGATCCTAAGAACTCACACTCAAACTCAATCTTAAACTGTTGTTCAGATGTGTTTGCAATAGTTTGTCTTCTCCACTCAGAATCTCTGCCAGGAACTTGAGACCAATGCACATCAGTTGGCACATAATCATTATTGCCTTTTTCTGCATCGTGCCAATACCTATAAAAATGATTCATACCGTGAGGGGTAGAAACCATGATTACTTTGGTTGTTTTACCAGAGGTAATGGTAGGATAAACAGAACTAAAGAATGCCTCTGCAATATGGTTTGGAACGAATGCGAACTCATCAAGGAATAGTATGTTAAATGACATACCACGAACCGCACTAGCAGATGTAGATGCT